CTGATGATTATGAACGTGTTTAAGTTGGAAAAGATACCAGCACCGTCAATGTTGGCGGTTGAAATGGAAGACGAAGAACCGGCTGACCCTATGCCTGAAATGGAATCGGCTTCTGAAATCCGCGAACTGAACGTGCCAGCCCCTGCGTATATGCAAGCAGCAGCACGGCGTGGGTTGCGTTATTACGAAGAAGGTTTGGGCGGTGACGGGCTAGTTCCTGCAACTATTCGTGAAGCCCGTGAAATGGCTGAAGGGCGTGTGTCTGATAACAAGTGGGTTCGCATTTCGGCGTGGATTGCTAGACACTTGCCTGACCTTGATGCCCCTAAAAACAGTAACGAATCAGACCCCGAATATCCTGGTGCTGGTTTGGTTGCACACCTACTTTGGGGTTCAGGGCCTACTACCCGTCAAGCTTTACGGGCTAAAGATTTTGCTGATTCTGTTATTGCTAGGCTTGAAGCAGAAGGTGAAAGAAAGACTATGACTGAAAATGTAGAAAATCGTAAAAAGTGGCTAAACGCTGCTTTGGCTATTAAGGCTGTTGTTGAAGGTGGAACACCTGAAGCCCGTAATTTGGGTAAAACTGAAAAGCGTGTTCACGTCACTAACTTGGAAGTTCGTGAAGACGGTGACGGTATGACGTTTGAAGGTTACGCCGCTGTGTTCAACAGTGACAGCGAACCACTGCCGTTCATTGAACGCATTGAACCTGGTGCTTTTCGTAAATCGTTGCAGTCACGTAATGAAATCAAACTGCTATGGAATCACGATGCTGGTGAACCGCTTGCGTCTGTTCGCGGTGGCACACTACGTTTGTGGGAAGATGAAGTTGGTTTGCGTGCGTGGGCAAGAATCGCTAACACGCAACGTGGGCGTGACACTGCTGAACTAATCCGTTCCGGCACTATTGATTCAATGAGCTTTGGGTTTAATGTCATAAAAGATTCGTGGTCGGATGATGGCAGTGTGCGAACCCTTGAACAAGTGCGTGTGTTCGAAATCAGTTTGGTTTCATTCCCTGCCTACACTGCTACCGCTGGCACAGTATCGGTTCGTGAACAGCGAAACATTGACCCCGATAAACTTGCAGACAGTTTGGCACGGTTGGAATATGGTGAGCAACTAGACGCTGACCAAGCTGAACTGATTAAAAGTGTTGTTGACAAACTAACTGACACCCCTGAACCTGCCCCAGATAACGGGTTGGAATTGTTGGAAATTCAGCAACTAAAATTGAAACTGCTTGAGAAAGGCATTTAGTTATGGCTACTAAAGATGAAATTGAAACCGCTATTCGTGTGGTTCGTGAAGTGTCGGGTGATCCGATTGTGGGTGCAATTGCTGAACTGTTGAAAGACTTAGAAGCGTCAGCGGTAGCCCCAAAGGATGTGCGAACAGTCACCCCGAAAGAAACACGCTAACTTACAGCGTGTAACCCCTGCCGGTTCTACTCTAGGCAGGGGTTTTCTTTCGCCCTAAAGGGGTCAAAAAAACTGCGGTAGAATCTACTTAGGTTCTGTGTCGGCACGGCCTAACGCTGGTCAGTGTCTGCACGTCAGCAAAATCCATATTCAATTTATCTAAGGATGTTCTTATGTCTGAGTTTATTAAAGCTCAAGCAGAAGGCCGCAACAACCTGATTGCCCAGATGCGTGACGTTCTTGACGTTGCCGCTGGTGAATCACGTGGTCTTTCTGTTGATGAGAAAGTTAAGATTGAGCGACTAGAGGCTGACATTGATGCCCGTGACGCTGCAATTTCGACTGCTCAAAAAGTTGCCGAACGTGAAGCACGTGCAGTTGAAGCTGCTCAGGGTTTCTCACCGGCTGAAGCCCGTCAGTCAAATGACGGTGACCTACTGCGTTCGATTGCACGTGGCGAGATGCGTGGTCACGAATTCGTTCGTGAAACCCGTGCTGCCCTAGTGCCTTCGTCAAACACTGTTGGTCAATCGTTCTACAACCAGGTGTTTACTATTGCCCAATTGGTCGGCCCTATGCTTACCACTTCAGAAGTTTTCAACACTGCTTCTGGTGAATCACTAGTAATCCCAACCGCAACTGCCCGTTCTTCGATTGGGTCTGTTGCTGCTGGTTCGGCTATCACCGAAAGCAACCCTACTTTCTCAAGCATCACACTTGGTGCTGAAAAGTATGCTGCCCTAGTATCTGTTTCAAGTGAGCTTCTAACTGACGCTGGCTTCGACATTTCGGGTTACATTGCTCAGGAACTTGGAACAGCACTAGGTCTATCGGCCAACAGCGTTCTAACCACTAAGCTTTCAACCGCTGCTGGTTCTGTTGTTACTGGTGGAACTGGTGTTTCAGGTGCTGCTACTTATGAGAACCTGATTGACCTTGTTTACGGTATCGCTGACGGTGCGCGTGTTCTTCCAGGTCTGGGTTTCCAGATGTCGAAGACCGGTATTGCTGCTGCCCGTAAGATGAAGGATGGTGCTGGAAACTACATTTGGTCTGACAGTGCTGTTCCAGGTCAGCCAGCAACCTTGCTAGGTTACTCAGTTTATGAGAACCCAGCGATTGCTGCTGTTGCTACTGGTGCTAAGTCGGTTCTGTTCGGTCACCTACCTTCGTTCAAGGTTCGTGTTGCTGGTGGTGTTCGTGTTGATCAGTCAGCCGATTACGCCTTCAACACTGACGTTGTAACCTATCGTGGAATTATCCGCCTTGATGGTGGCCTAACCCACGCTACCCACATTGGTTACTTCAAGGGTGGCGCAAGCTAAACACTTGCCCTTAAATTCACAACCCCCCAACAGCGTAGAGTTGGGGGGTTGTGTTTTATCCTGCGTAGGGGGATTGCAGGAAACTTAGGCAGAAACCTTGACGCTAACGATGCGGTCAAGAATCTTCTTGCCACACTTCATAACTAGCAAGTCATAGGCTAGTTTTTCATTTGCGGCTGGGTGGCGAACAATCTTTAGTTCGTTAGTTTCTGGGTGACGAACGGTGAAGTAGTAGGTCTTCATTACTGACTTGAATGACTGCATTTTGTTTCCTTCTGTTTGGTGTTGCTTCCTTGTGTTTATATTCAACCACATTTCAAACAAAAAATGTGACATTTCTTCAAACTTTTTTGAATGTTACCAAACTGTTATTTTGCTACTATTTGAGTAACGAAAGGAACAAAGTGGGAAAATCAGGCAACCCAGCCAAACAAACCAAACCGTTGAACGGGGCGGTGGCAGTTTGGTCTAATTCACCAGGTATGCCAACCGGTTACGGCGAACAAGCAAAACTGTTGATTGATCTGTTGAAACGTGACGGGGCTAAAGTAGCAGCCATTTCAAACTATGGTTTGGAAGGTGTAGTTGATGAATACCGTTCACCTTATGGCCCTGTTCCACATTATCCGCGTGGGTTAGACGCTTACAGTAATGACGTGGTAGGGATGCACTATGCACACTTTATGTCACAACATCCTGACCTGCCAAAGCTACTGCTCACCCTTTATGACACTTGGATTCTGAAAGGTAACGGTTGGGATGGTAAACCTATTGCTTCTTGGATTCCACTAGACCACGTAACCCTGCCCCCTGCTGTCGCTGAATGGGCTAAACGTGATAACGTCACCCCTATTGCTATGGCGAAACACGGTGTGCGTCAGTTGAACGCTGCTGGTATTGAATGTGAATACGCGCCACATTCGATTGACACGAAAGTTATGAAACCTACTGACACGATTGGTGGGCGTGACGGGCGTGAATTTATTGGTGCAGGTGACCGGTTTGTTGTGGGTATGGTTGCCGCTAATAAGTCTTCAGGGCTGATCCATAGAAAAGCGTTTAGTGAAAACTTGTTGGCGTTTAGCGTGTTCCACCAGAAACATCCTGACACGATGTTGTATCTGCACACAGACTTTTTAGGTGCTGGTGGTGTTGGTTGGAATTTGCTCAAAATGTTGGCGGCGTTTGGTATCCCTAAAGAAGCAGTGACGTTCCCTGCCGTGCAAGATTACCGTTACAGTATTAGCCGTGCAGACCTGGCTGGCTTCTATACGGCTATGGATGTTCTGCTTGCCGTGTCTTACGGTGAAGGGTTTGGTGTTCCCACTATTGAAGCTCAAGCGTGTGGCACACCCGTTATCGGTTCTAGTTGGGCAGCAACCCCTGATTTGCTTTCTGAAGATTACTGGATGGTTGACGGCACAATGTTGTGGGATGCAGGGCAAGATGCTTTGTGGATGACACCGAATGTTTCTTCGATTGTGTCTGCGTTGGAATTGGCTTATGAGCGTGGGCGTGGCCGTTCGCAAGCGTCTATTGATTTCGCTAAACAGTTTGATACTGAAACGGTTTGGCAA